GGTAAGACAATCAATGCTGCTGATGGCGTTGATTCAGAGTCTAATTTCTCTGGCAAGCTTGGTGCTAAGCTCCCAGTTACAGATAAAATTAAACTTAATGGTGAAGTATCTTTCGCACAAGTGGAAGACGCTGACAACACCTACGGTACAAAGTTAGGAATTAAGTATAGTTTCTAATGTCTCAACAATCTAAAACTGGTTTCGGAGTAGCACACCCTGTAGCTTACTCACCACAGAATACAGAGAAGAAAGAAGAGAAGAAAGAAGAGAAGTTCGATGAAGATATTTCTCTCGAAGAAGCTCTTTCAACTTTGTGAAGAAAGTAAATGAACTATGGGTAGTAGTCTTCGGACTGCTATCCTTTTTTATTTTGGTAGAAGGAGCGCACCTCCACTACCACCGGTCAGAGACACCTCAGTGTCGGATCTCTGACTGATTTGGCTTTTAGCCCCGTACGCGGGATACCTATTAGCCGTCTAGACGGTGGGATAGACCACAAAACGACTATTTTAATTTGCATGCAAGGGTAAATATACATTCAATACATTTTATAATTAAGGCAAATGGCACAACAAGCCACAACAGCCACTGCTAACGGTCCTATTTATGGAGGTGCCAATAATGGTGCTCTCACTAATGCAGGAACCGTTGATCAGAGGCGAGCACTTTACTTGAAATTATTCTCAGGTGAGATGTTCAAAGGATTCCAGCACAACACAATCGCTAGGGATCTAGTCACTAGACGTACCTTGAAGAACGGCAAATCATTGCAGTTCATCTACACGGGTCGCACAAAAAGTGAATTTCATATTCCCGGGCAAAGTATATTAGGGAACGACGAGAAGACTCCTCCAGTAGCAGAGAAGACCATCACAGTTGATGATCTATTAATCAGTTCAGCATTCGTTTACGAACTTGATGAAACTCTTGCTCACTACGACCTACGTGGAGAAATCTCTCGTAAGATTGGTTATGCTTTAGCTGAGAACTATGACCGTAGAATCTTCAGAGCTATAACTAAAGCTGCTAGACAAGCTTCTCCAGTCACTATGACTAACTTCGTAGAGCCAGGTGGAAGTATGTTGAAAGTTGGTGCAGATACAAGTACAGATAAGAAAGACGCTTATGACTCTACTAAGTTGGTGAATGCATTCTATGATGCAGCAGCAATTCTAGATGAGAAGGGTGTTTCTGGTGATGGACGTGTAGCTGTTCTAAACCCAAGACAGTACTATGCACTTATCCAAGCAGTAAGTACTAATGGTTTAATCAACCGTGATGTACAAGGTTCAGCTTTACAGTCTGGAAATGGCATCATTGAAATTGCAGGCATCAAGATCTACAAGTCAATGAACATTCCATTCTTTGGTAAGTATGGTACTTCTGCTGATCCTAATAGAACTGGTTACGACTCTAAGGACAACATGGGTTCACACGTTGGTGCAACCATGGAAGACATGGAGCAAGCTGCTAACGGTGGTACTCCAGCTGGTGGACAGAAGACAACTAACAACTATGGTTTAGCTGCTAAGTTCGCTAACAGCTGTGGATTAATCTTCCAGAAGGAAGCCGCAGGTGTTGTAGAAGCTATCGGTCCTCAAGTACAAGTTACTTCAGGCGATGTTTCAGTTGTCTATCAAGGTGATGTAATCCTTGGCCGTTTGGCTATGGGTGCTGACTTCCTTAACCCTGCATGTGCAGTTGAGTTGATCGCTGGTATTAACACAGCTTCCTCACAAGCTACAGGTTGGGATGGATCTGGTACAGAGAACACTGCTATATCAAACGCTGGTTTCTCATAAACTATATATTTTTATACACGCAATGGGAGTCTTTATGGCTCCCTTTTTTTTACTAAAAAAATTTCATGGCTACCAAAACAAATGAACTCGATACCGAATTATCCGCAGTCAATTCTATACTGGGAGCCATCGGTCAGTCTCCAATCACCCAGCTAAACGATACAAACACAGGTTCTTTAATCAGTACCAATCCAGAGATATCTTTTATTTATAATATACTGAATGAATGTAATGTAGATATACAAAGTGAAGGTTGGCATTTTAATACTGAACACCACGTAACCTTTACACCTGATCCAAATACGAAACACATAGCTGTACCATCTACTGTCTTAAGGTTAGATGTTACTAATGGATGGCAGGGTAAGACATTAGATACAATCAGGAAAGATGGAAAGTTATGGGATAAAGTTAACCATACATTTGAATTTGATAATGATCTTTCTTGTGATGTAGTTTACATATATGAATTTGAAAATATACCTCCAGTCTTTAGAAGATATGTTGTCTACAAAGCTTCAGCTAGAGCAGCCACACAGTTAATAGCTAACCCACAACTAGTTGAATTACTTTCTACTCAAGAGGCTTTTGCTCGAGCATCTTGTATTGAGTATGAAACACAACAAGGCAACCACTCCATGCTTGGTTTTACTGATAACCAAGTTTATCAAACCTTCCAACCTTGGAGAGCACTGGCAAGATGACAGGAATAACACAAACAATACCAAATTATTTTGGTGGTATATCGGAGCAACCTGATTATAAAAAGAACTTAGGTCAAGTAACTAATATCATTAATGGTGTACCTGACGTTACCTCTGGTTTATATAAGAGACCTGGAAGTAAGAGAGTAGATACCTCAGCTATTACTGATGGTGATAGATCTCACTCTACAGCTACAGGTGCACTACATGATATACAAAGTGGTGGTTCCTTCTTTCATTACTACAGAGATGAGACGGAAGGATCATACATTGGTCAAGTTGCAAGTAATGGTGAGGTAAGAGTCTGGAGATGTTCTGATGGGTTACGTATGGATGTTGTCTATGGATCAACCAATAGTGCAACAGCAACAAATTTAAAAGCTTACTTAGCAACCAACACTCCAACAGACTTAAGCTTCCTAACGATTAACGATACAACCTTTGCTAATAACTCAACAAAAACTATAACTAAAGCTGGTACTACAGCTAGTAGTTCAGCTACTCACACAGCATTTATTGAGTTACTTAAGACAGAGAATGGTAGACAGTATGCATTGAATGTAGCTGATAATGCCACTGTCGCTACATACACAACTGCTACTCGTATAGAAATTAGTAGTACTGCAACTGGTACTAATAACAGACCTGCAGCTGGAGCACCAAGTACTGGTCATTGTCCAGGTATAGGTACTGAAGTTTTCAATATAACTAGTGGTAGTAAAAAGAACTTAATCTTTAGACTTAGTGTTAGAGGACAACAAGGACAATCAACATCTTTTGACTCTGATGATGGTTCCACTGATACTACTGACTACGGTTGTACCTACATGGATGAAGTTATACTTCTACATGGTGGAGAAGGTTGGACTACTAATGATACAACTGAGGTAACTTTATCAGGGTATAACTATCAAATTAAAGTCACAGAACACGAAACTACTAGACATAAATCTCAAGTTGGTGGAGTAGCTGATGAAGGATTATGTAGACCAGCACCAACACCATTTGATTCGGATACAGCTGTTACAGCTAATGCTATTTTAGGAAGTTTATATGGTGAACTTTCAGGGATATCAAATGTCAGTGTTGAAATCATTGGTAATGGTATTTATTTATCTAGTAATTCAGTAGCTTTTAATGTGGAAGTTGTTGAAAATGATTTGATGAAAGCCATCACAAAGACGGCTAATGACATCACTGAATTACCAACTCAATGTAAGCATGGTTATATAGTTAAAATAAATAATAGTAGTGATTCAAATCAAGATGATTACTATTTAAAATTTGAAGGAGAGAATAGTAAAGATGGTAAAGGTACATGGGTAGAGTGTTCAGCTCCAGGTGTCAACAATGGATACACTGCTGGTACCATGCCTGTCACTATTCAACGTACAGCTGCTACAACATTTACAGTTGATAGAGCTGCATGGGGTACTAGAGATGTAGGAGATGATGAGACAAATCCATATCCTAGTTTCATTAACCAAACAATAACTAAAATATTGTTTTGGAGAAATAGGTTAGTCTTCTTAAGTGGAGAGAATGCTATATGTTCTCAGCCTGGTAACTTCTATAACTTCTGGAATAGCACAGCTCTAGCTGTTAGTCCTACAGATAGGATAGATATAGCTTGTAGTTCTAGCTTCCCTTCTAAACTTGTAGATGGAATACAGATAAATAATGGATTACTTATCTTTAGTACAGATCAACAGTTCTTATTAACTACAGATGATTCAGTTCTAACAGCAGAAACTGCAAGGTTATCAAGTGTTGCTACCTATAACTACAATCAAAAAGTATCTCCTATTTCCCTGGGGAAAAGTATAGGGTTCTTAGATAGTAGTGGAGCTTATAGTAAGTTCTTTGAAGGTGCTAACTTCTCATCTCAAGGTGAGCCAGATTTAGTTAACCAGACTACAGTAGTACCAAGACTCATACCACAAGATATTGATCAACTTACTAACTCTAGAGAGAATGCATTAATCTTCTTTGGTAAAACAAACTCTAATGAGGTTGTTGGTTATAAGTATAACAATGTTGGTAATGAGAGAATTCAGTCTTCCTGGTTTAAATGGAAACTAATTAACCCACTAAGGTATCACTTCATTGTAGGAGATGTTTATTACTTCTTAGAGAACCAAGGTTATCTACAGAGTATAAACCTAGTACAAGCAAGTTCTGATCCCAGTATTACTCAAGATAGTGTCAATTACTTACTACATCTAGATAACTATGTACCTCTAACAGGTGGTAGTTATAACGCAACAACTAAGAAAACTACATTCAGTAACGTTGCTTGGGCTGGATATAGTACGTCAAATGGTGCATTAGCACTGACTAGTTCTACTGCTGGTAAGAACTTTACTAAACCAACCATTAACGGTACTACAGTTACAGCTGATGGGGATTGGACTGGGAGTATATTTGCAGGTTATCTCTATGATTACCAAGTAGATTTCCCTAGATTCTATGTCTCACAGAATAAAGGAGAGTATTCAATAGGTGATGTTAACTCATCATTAATCGTACATAGGGTTAAAGTATCTTTTGGACGTATTGGTTTATATCAATCCATATTAAGTAGGTTTGATAAAGCTACATTTACTGATGAATACGAATCTACACCAGCTGATTATGTTGAAGCTACAGATGCACCATTCCTAAGTGAAGATATAAGAACCATACCTGTCTATGAAAAGAATATAAACTTTGATTTTAGTATTAAATCAACTCACCCAGCTCCCGCAACGATAAGATCAATATCTTGGGAAGGTGACTATACACCAATGTTCTATAGGAATACATGAAAATAATAGACAATGTATTGTCTGAACAAGATTTCAATGTCATCAAAGAAAGACTTTTATATAGTCCTGATTTCTTATGGTCTTGGAATCCAAACAAAGTTAAAAAAGGGGATGGAAAGGAGACGTTAGTATCCACTATCTACAAGAAACATAAGCCTATACAAGAGAGTAACTTCATTACACTACATTCTTTATTTGCTAAGCATCTAGATGTTATTGGATGGCATCGAATAAAGATTAATTGTACATGGAAAACGACTGAGTACAGGATAGATGGTTACCATAATGACTACGGTGATTTGAGTGATGAAAGAATAGCTAACATGAAGACGGCTATCTTCTATTGCACAACTACAGATGCTCCTACAGTATTCGATATACCACATGAATCAGTTGATTGTATTGAAAATAGATTAGTTATTTTTGAAGGTTCTAGGAGGCATAGTAGTACCAGCCATACAGACGGTAATCAAAGAAGAATAGTTATTAATTTCAACTACTTTTAATGTCTAAATTTATTCACCCAATAACAGTTGAGGCTGCTAAAAGAGTAGCCTCTAATTTACGTTCAGATGA